CACCTACGTCAATCCTGACATGGTGAATGTTGATGACCTGATGGTGAACCGCCCAGGTGGCATCATCCGGGGCAAAGGTGTATTTGGGCAGGACATTGCCCCTATCCCCACTCCGTTCATGTTCGACAAGGCGATGGCCGGCCTTGAGTACATGGATCAGGTCAGGGAGAACCGCTCAGGGGTCAATCGGTACTTTACTGGCATTGACCAGAATGCGCTGAACAAGACGGCAAGCGGCATCAGCCAGCTTACGTCAATGGCTGCTCAGAGGGTTGAGCAAATCGCCCGCACGATGGCGCTGGGCATTGAGCAGATTGCCTCCGTGCTGCACGAGCTGATCCTGAAGCATGGGCACAAGAAAGAGTCTATCCGCCTCCGTGGGACATGGGTTGAGATTGATCCGTCAGCATGGAAGAACCGATATGATTTCAGGATTTCGGTTACCTATGCTGCGGGCAACAAAGACGCGCAGATGAGCCGTCTTCAGGTGTTGGCAGGGTTCCAAGCCCAGGCCATGCAGGGCGGGGTGCCGATTGTCACCCCTGAGAACCTGTATGAGACGGCTATTGAGATCACAAAAGCAGCTGATATCTCATCGCCTGACAGATTCTGGACTCAGCCTACAAAGATTCCTCCTCCGCAGCCCCCGCAGCCAGATCCTACGGTCATGGCGATGGAGAACATCAAGGCACAGGTGGCGCTCCAGACCAAGGATATGGAGACGCAGCAGCGCGAGCGTGACTCGATTCGCGATACCGAGATCAAGAAGTATCAGGTAGACACGGATGCGACGGTGAAGCTCACGCTGGCCGGGGCAGAGCGCGAAAAAGCCATAGACGTGGAGCGTGTCAGAACCGAGAGCGCGATTAGCCTACAGGACCGCAAGAACGATCCAGAGGCGATCAGGGATACAGCAACCCTGCTGGATACCCTGTCTCAGGCAGAGAGGGCTATCAGTACGCTATATCAGGACAGCGAGCAGCAGAAAGCTCTGTTGCAGATCGTATCTCGTCTGCGTAAGCGCATTTCCAAGCGCGGCAAAGATGGGCGGGCACAGGAGGTTGAGTCCTATGACCCGGAAACCGGGCAGGTGATTGACAGGATGCAGGTTGTACGCGGGGCAGATGGAAGGCCGGAGGGGCTTCAGTGACACCAGAGGAGCGGCTTGACAGGGCGGCCAAGGCAGAGCGGATCGTTAATGATCCGGTGTACTCGGCAGCTTATGACGAGGTTAGAGCGGCGATCCAGGATGCCTGGGCGTCTGCGCCTATCAGGGATAAAGAGGGGCAGCACGAACTTAAGTTGATGCTGAAAGCATTGACTGACGTGAGGGCAGTGTTTGAGAGGTCTATTACGGACGGCAAGATCGTCGCGGATGACCTCAAACGTAAGTCGGCCTACGAAAAGGTCAGACGTTTTGTGAGGATGTAACGTGGAAAACCAGAACGCAGAGCAAGGCGCTCCGTCGCCCTCTGTTGAGGAAAAGGTGGCCTCCCTGTTTGGAGCAACGCCGGAGCCTCAAAATGCGGAACAGCCGGTAGAGGCAGAAACCGGGACGGCGGAAGCAGAGACCGTTCCTGAGCCTGAGACGCTTGAAATTGAGTATGAAGGGGAAAAGTTCGCTATCCCCAAGAAGCTCGAAAAAGCCATCATGCAGGAGAAGGACTACACGCAGAAGTCTCAGGAACTGTCCAATATCCGCCGGCAGGTGGAAGCCAGAGAGCAGCAGGTTCGCATTGCGGCCATGCAGGAGGCTTTCAACCGTGAGGTTGCTACAGAGCATCAGCAGTTGGCTTTGTACGATGCCGCTATCGCGGAAGCGTCAAAGGTAAACTGGGGGCAGATGAATACGGATGAGATCATCCGTAAGAAGCTCGAAATCGACCAATGGAAGGATCAGCGCGAAGCTATCGCCAAGTCGATTGACGGCAAGCACCAGGAATGGGCAAAAAATGTTCAGGGGGAATTTGCCAAACTCAAGGCAGCCTCTGAAGAGGCGCTCAAGAAGCGCATTCCTAATTGGTCTCCTGAAGTCATGACTCAGGTGAAGGAAAGCGCAATCGGTGACGGATATACGGCTGATGAACTTGCGCAGATTGCAGACCCTCGCCACGCCATCACGCTTTGGAAGGCTCATATGTACGACATGAGCCAGAAGAAAGCGTCAGAAGCGGTTAAGCAGGTCCAATCCGCAGCAGTACAGGCCAAGTCATCCCGTCCGATGGACGCTAAAACCAAAGATTATCTCAATTACCGCAAATCCCGGGACAAGCTGCCTATGGGCTCGCCTGAACGGCAGCGCATGGCGCAGGACCGGGTTGCAAAACTGTTTGGTGGATAACAATGGCACAGGTTACTGGTACTACTTGGACTAACTCAATTGCAAACTCGCTGACGATGGCGACCAACGTCCGTGAGGACGTGGAAGACATCATCCACGAGCTTGACCCGATGGATACGTGGGCGCTGACCAACCTCGAAAAGGTTGATGCGACCTCGACCTATCACGAATGGCTGTCTGACAACCTCGCGGCTGCGGCGGCCAACATCGTCCGCGAAGGCGACGATGCGACGTTCGCAACTGCGGCTCCCGCACAGCGTCTGGGCAACTACTGCCAGATTCTGAATAAGACCTTTATCGTTTCCGACACTCTGGAAGCGGTCAAGAAGGTTGGCCGCAGCTCTGAGACCGGCCGCCTTGGCACTAAGCGGCTGAAGGAACTGAAGCGCGACTGGGAATACGCGCTGGTCACCAATCAGGCATCTTCGGCGGGCGGTTCCGGCACTGGCCGTTCGATGGCCGGTATGGAATCGTGGATCGCGGGCCCCACGGCATCGACCGCCAACACGGCGGCCAATGTCGTAGCGGCTACGACCACGGCGGCGACTGCCACGACTCCGGGCTTTGCCAGCGGCACGGTTGCGGCTCCTACGGACGGCACCACGACTGGTGCGCTGACGGAAGGCCAGCTTAAGGCTGCGCTGGAAGGTTCGTGGGCGGACGGTGGCGATCCTCGCGTGATCCTGGTCGGCTCGACCCAGAAAAAGGCCATTGACGCCTTTAGTGGTGTGGCTACCAGGTTTGCCGAGGTAGGCCAGAAGGCTCAGGCGTCGATCATCGGTGCGGCCAATGTGTATGTGTCGAGCTTTGGCTCTCCGCATATGGTTGTGCTGTCTCGATACGTCCGCAGTTCGGTGGTGCTCTGCATCGACCCGGACTATTGGGCGATTGCCTATCTGCGTCGGTTCCAGACCAAGGATCTGGCAAAGACTGGCGATGCGACCAAGAAGCTGATCGTCTCGGAAGGCACTCTGGTGTGCCGTAATCCGGCGGCTTCGTCCAAGGTCGTGGCCTGCGCTTAAGTGGGCCTTGAGCTAACAATCATCGGCGGGGGGCGGTCGAAAGACTTGCCCCCTGTCGGTCTGGTGGTGAGGCTCAAAGGGGATACGGGCGTATGCGATTACCGCTGCGCCCGGTCTCTTGTGTTTCGGAAGGATGAGCCATTCCTCCACTTCAACGATATCCAGAAGTGGCTGGAGTACTACAAGCAGTTTAGTGGCTACAAGCCATCCACTGGCTTGTGCGCAATATTTATGGCCGCTGATATGAAGCCGGAGGCTATCTATCTAGCTGGCTTTGATGCTGTGCTGGACGGTGACTATATCCACTGTCATGACACGCACGCAGAGAGAAGGGCAATTGAAGCACTGGATATTCCAGTCATTGACTTGAGGACAAATGGCACAGTTTCTAGATTACGATCCCTTGAGGGGGATGGCGGAGTATCAGGACTCGACCTACGGGGACAATCGGCTACAGATTCACTACCTCCAGGACGTGGAGAGCGTTCTAGAACTGGCGAAAACGGAGCGAATCAACGGACTCGCAGATATCGGCAAGAAGCCAGATGATATCCGGCTCTATGCCCGTCTGCCCCCCGTCATTATCCTGAAACTGAAGTATGAATACGGCATTGATATCTTCAAGAAGGATCATCTCGCCAAAGCGATAGACATTATCAACCGCGATTTCCCGATGTTCAAAACTACGGAAAAGCATCACGACTTGCGCGGCAAGGGGTGGGGCTAGTGGTTGCGGTTGCGGAGATTGTGCCGGATAGCAACTTTCATCCGGTGGTTCGTAAAGCGGTACAGCTTACGGATGGTGGTAAACCTGATGAGGCTATAAAGCTATGCGAAGAATTCCTGGTCAAGCATCCTGACGATGCGCAGGTATTGACTGCGCTGGCATCTGCACTAAAGAAGGTTGGCAGGCCGGCAAGCGCGTACTACGTCGCCAAGTATTCCGTGCAGCTTCGTCCCGACAGGCCGGAGACATGGTGTGCTGTAGGTCATACGGCACAGCATCTATGGCGTAATGATGAGGCGCTCTCCAGTTACCGCAAGGCCATGCAGAGGGCCAAAACCGACAAACAGAAGGCGTTGTATAACAACAACATCGGATCGGTTCATCTGGACAATGGGGCATTCGCGAAGGCAGAGCCATTTTGCCGGGAAGCGATCAAGCTAGACGCCAATGACAAGCTGGCCAAGCATAACTTGGGGCTGTCTCTACTTGCGCAACACAAGTGGAAAGAGGGCTGGGAGAACTACAGCCACTCGGTCGGGACATTCAACCGGCTGAACGTCAAGTACCGATCCCCGAATGAACCATCATGGGATGGCGCTAAAGGGCAGACGGTAGTGGTGTACGGGGAGCAGGGGTTGGGCGATGAGATATGCGCTGCCTCGATGCTCCCGGATGTGATCCGCGACAGCAAGCGGGTGATTGTTGATTGCGACAAGCGGCTTGAGGGGCTGTTCAAGCGGTCCTTTCCTGGTGCTGCGGTATATGGCACCCGCTGGTCAAAGCCAGAGGATGGCAAGCGCTGGGCGGAATCGTCGCAGTCTATTGATGCTTCCCTGCCAGGATTTGAGGTAGCCAAGTTCTACCGCAACGCGGATGAGGATTTCCCCGGGACGCCATACCTAGTTGCGGACCCTGACAGGGTGGCGATGTGGAAGGCGCTGTGGGAACGCAAGAAGAAGCCAGTTATCGGCATAGCATGGACTGGCGGGACGTGGCAAAACGCTGCGGCCTATAGGCAATTGCCTCTCAAGGAATGGCAGCCGATCTTTGATGCGGTGGACGCCCATTGGGTATCCCTCCAGTACAAGGATGCGTCGGAAGAGATCAAAGGCGCTCCGGTAACGCAGTACGCCTACGCCACGCTGACTAAGGACTATGACGATACAGCTGCGCTAGTTGCGTCCTGTGACCTTGTGATTGCGATGCAAACTTCCGTAGTCCACTTGGCCGGGGCGCTGGGCGTTCCGGTGTGGTCCATGATTCCCAGCACGTCGCAGTGGCGATATGGGGAGTCTGGAGATGGCCTCGTTTGGTACAAGTCTGCAAAGTTGTACCGGCAGGGCAAGGACTGGAGTTCGACGGTTAAGCAAATCAGAGAGGATCTACATGCTTATTTCGCCTGAGTATCAGCAACAGCAAGAGCAGATGCACACCATGTACGAATATGGTGTTGCCTCAAAGAAGTACGCCCATCTAGTCACGGAGATAGTCAACCGACTGGAGATCGGCCATTTGCTTGACTACGGCTGTGGTAGGCATATGAACCTAGCCAAGTCGATCAAGCCAAACCACAAGATCAAGTACCAGGGGTATGACCCGGGGTGGCCTGAGCTTGCTGGGGCTCCGGTCCCCGCTGACATGGTGTGCTGCATTGATGTGCTGGAGCATATCGAGCCGGAATGTCTGGATGACGTGCTAGACCACCTTGCCAAGCTGACTGAGGCGGTTGCATTTATCACGGTCCATACGGGGCCAGCTGGCAAGGTTCTGCCGGATGGACGCAACGCGCACATTATTCAGGAGCCGATGGAGTGGTGGTTGCCGAAGTTTACGCAGCGGTTTGAGCTTCAGACCATCCAGAGAACTGGGGCACACGCTTTCCACATCATTGCCTATCCGAAGCCACGCATTGAGGGCACGGACGGCGAGAAGGTGGTTTAAGTGAAGTCAACCATTCCGGTCTATGTGGGATACGACCCTCGCGAAGCGGCTGCGTACCATGTGTTTTCGCAGTCTATCATTGCCAAGGCGTCAGTCCCGGTAGCGTTCCATCCGCTGCACAAGCCGATGCTGGACGGATTCGACGGGCAGAAGGATGGGACTAACGCTTTCATCTACTCCAGGTTCCTAGTGCCCTATTTGCAGTCTTACAGCGGTTGGGCTGTTTTCTGTGATGGGGACATGGTTTGCACTGAGGATATTGCGAGGTTATGGGAGCAGCGTGACCTGACCAAAGCCGTGATGGTTGTCAAGCATGATTACCAGACAAAGAATCCTCGCAAGTACATCGGGACAGGGCTGGAAGCGGATAACGCGTCGTATCCGCGCAAGAACTGGTCATCGGTGGTGTTGTGGAACTGCGGTCACTACAGCAATCAGATCCTGTCGCCGGAGTTTGTGGCCAAGTCTCCCGGATCACTTTTGCACCGCTTCCAGTGGTTGAAGGACGATCAGATAGGAGAGCTTGACCCGTCGTGGAATGCTCTGGTTGGAGAGCAGGACATATCTGGAGCGAGCTTGCTCCACTACACTTTAGGAATCCCGGGAATTCAGTACTACCAGCATTTTCCTGGCGCTGAACATTGGCACCGTGCCAAGCGTGATATGAACTTCATCGCAGAGTAACTATGGCCGTCATCACAAACTACACCACGCTGCAAACCGCCATATCAGATTATCTGGCGCGTAGCGACCTGACCACATTCCTGCCTAATTTCGTGCAGACGTGGGAGGAAAACTTCTATCGCGACCCTGGTAATTGGGGAGCGTGGATGGAAACCGCGTATACAGGCACGATTGCTTCCAGCGTGATTGCAGTTCCGTCTGATTTCCTTGCGTGGAAATCCGTGTACGTTACAGGTTCTCCCGGAATCAGGCTTGATGCGGTTTCCCTGACTCACCTGTATGAGAGATATCCGCGTGGAACCTCAAGCGGAACGCCTCGTTTGATTGCCCGTAATGCTTCTAACTTCGAGTTCGGGCCGGCCCCTGACTCCAATTATTCTATTGCCGGCACGTACTATGGGAAGCAGACTGTTCTGCGCACTGATTCGGATGGTGCTAACTGGCTTACTACTAACGCTCCTGATTTGCTTCTTTATGGCGCGCTGCTTGAGGCGGAACCGTTCCTGAAGAATGACGCACGGGTGCAATTGTGGCAGTCGTACTATGAGAGATCGCTTGCCAGTTACCGCAAGTTTATCAAGGCCACCGACCTGTCATCCGGCCCGTTGGCGATGAGGGTGGAATGAATCAGAGCATCATCGTATTCAAGGACTGGCTGCCTGACTTGCCTGACCTTGATAACCCTGGTGTCATTGACGCCAAGAATGCGATGCCTGTGGATGGTTCATTCAAGCCATTCCCCGTTCTGGCCAGCTCCGGGCAGGCATGGGGGGCAACGGTAAACGGGGCATTTTCTGCTAGCCCGACTTTGCTCTATGCGGGAAGTGCAACAGCTGTTGGCGTGTATGCCTCTGGGGCATGGGCAACGCTTTCATCTGCACCGCTCAGTAGCGGAGTGGATGATTACTGGGAGTTCGCCCGGTATGAGGATTATGTATTTGCCACGAACTATGCGAACGATATCCAATATCACACGCTAGGCTCATCTGGCACACTCAATGCGATTAGTGCCATCACGGCGTCTACTGCTGTGTATCGAGCTAGACAGATGGGCATCGTCGGCCAGTTCCTTGTGATTGGAGATACCTGCCGTACTGCTGGATCTACCGTCAATCATCGCATTGCGTGGTCGGGTATTGACGATCCCCTGAACTGGCCGACACCTGGAAGTTCTACGGCCATCGCAGTGCAATCTGGAGATCAGTTGCTGCCGGCAGAGTTCGGAGCCGTGACCGCCATTGTCGGCGGGGATCAGTACGGAGTGGTGTTCCAAAAGGCAGCTATCACCCGCATGACGTATGTCGGCGGCACGTCTGTATTCCAGTTTGATCAGATCGACAAGGGGAGGGGGGCGTTCTTTCCTCGATCTGTGGTTCAAGCCGGCTCAAGCATCTACTACGCAAATCTAGATGGGTTTTGGGTTACGGATGGAACTCAGACGCGATCATTGGGCAAGGTAAGCGACTATTTCCAGAAACTGAATCTTGCCAATACGCCAAATGCTCTCATTGGGGCGCATGATTCTCGCAATGGGCTTATCTGGTGGATGTATCCATCAAACATCATCTTCTACAACTATCTTGAGGATAGGTGGGGCCGGGGGGAGCATTCATTGGAATATCTGGTCGCAAGCGCTCCAGATTCCAGTGCAAGAGCGATACGGGGGTTCAATACCTCACATGCGCCGAATTACTTTTCAGGCGCATCCGCCACAATGGCAATCGTGAGCGGGGAAAAGGAAGGCAATCCTGGTGGGTACACCAGGGTTAGCGGAATCAAACCTCTGATCGGATGGAACACGCTTGATGGGAGCGGCCCCTCTGCGGCGGTAACTGTCGCCCTTGGGTACAGGAACGACATGACTTCGGACGTGACATACACATCCGAAACTACGGCCAATGCGAGGTCTGGATTTGCTGACTTCAGGAATGAGGCTCGGTATCACAGAGCGAGGGTAACTATCGACCCTACAGCTGCTTTGGACGATATCCGCTCACTCGGCATTCAGGTTATTTCCGAGGCGTCTGGGCTAGTGTGATATTTGCCGTCCCAAAAGATGCCATCGCCATGTATTGGCCGCACGCTGTCCCGTGGCTTGTCAAGTTTGCAAAGGAGACACGCTGGGTGAACTTGGACGAAATACATGAAAGCCTTGAGAACAGCGAAAAGCAACTTTGGATGATCAGTCGCGATGATTCTGTGGTTTGTATCGCAGTGACTGAGGTGTGGAAATCTGATGCTGGACTGGTATGCAGGATAGAGATCGCTAGCGGAGATTTCAGCGCGTCACTTGATGACATGCGGGCTATCTACCAGCAGATAGAGGATTGGGCGAGCGGAATGGGATGTGTCGGTGTTGAGGTATTGGGCCGCAGAGGGTGGGCCAAGGTATTGAGGGGGTTCAAAGAAACAGGCGTTATTCTCGAAAAGGACTTAAGGCAGGTACATTAATATGGGTTCTTCAAGCAGTGGTGTTCAGCGGGTTGAGCCGCCAAGTTATCAACTTCCTTACCTTGAGCGAGGGTTGCAGCAGGCGCAGAACAGGTATAACGAGGGAGCGCAAGTAGCCCCGTTCAATGAGGCGCAGAAAAATGCGCAGCACATGGTCAACTACCGGGCGATCCTTGGCGATAACACCATCGACTCTGCCCAAAACTATGTGCAGAACTCTCTGAATGGTGGGTTCCTATTCCAGAATCCGTACATTGACGCAACTTTTAACAAAGCTGCACTTGCATCCCAGAACCAGCTTGCAAGCGAGTTTGGCAGGAGTGGACGCAATGTGGAGGCGTCTCAGGGCTTGCGGGCGCAGCAGCTTAACGACCTTGCAACGCAGATATACGGCGGCAACTACGCCAACGAGCGGCAGTTGATGCAGGGGACGCTTGGGTATGCTCAGCCACTCGGGAACCAAGCGTACACGGATGCCGCGCAGCTTAACCAGATGGGCCAACAGCAGCAGGCCCAGCAACAGACAGAAATGGACTCCAAAAACATTGCGCTTGATCGCTATCTGTCTCAGGTTCGTGGAACTGACTACGGGGCTACCACGACTACCCCAGGCGGCAGTAAGGTCGCAGGCGCTGCTGGTGGAGCGCTAAGCGGCGCTGCGCTTGGATCGCTGTTTGGTCCTTGGGGGGCGTTAATTGGTGGGGGACTTGGAGGTATCGGGGGACTGTTCTCATGAACATCGGGGCACCGTTTAGTCTTGGGCTGGATAACCCGCTGGGCATCTTTCCCGGCGATCAGGATTGGCAGCGGCGCGTGAAATGGGGCGGCATTTTTGGGTCCCCGGAAGCTGGAAGTCTCGGCGTCCCCGCAACCACTCCCAAGACCGGCTCATGGCAGGAAAAGCTTATGGGAGGCCTGAATAGCCCTGCTGCGCAGATCGGGCTGAGGATGCTGGCTAACAACCGCAATGGCGCGTCCTTTGGGAATGTGCTCGGGCAAAGCGCACTCGGCTACCAGCAGCAACAGGCTGAAACGCAAGAGCAGGAGATGCGCCGCAAGCTGTTGGAGGCGCAGATCAAGCGGATGCAGGAGCCGCAGGGTCAGGAAGGGTTCACCCTCTCCCCTGGGCAGGTGAGATACGGTCCCGATGGCAGGCAGATTGCGGCGGGGCCTGTTGCGCAGGAAGGGCTTGATACTCCATTTGGCAAGATCAATCCGGGAGATTGGGATTCTGCGTCCATTGAGGATTACAAGGCATCGATTGACCCGCAGACCGGGGTTGGAGATTTCAGGAAATTGAAGCGTGTTTGGGCCCCGCCTTCCGTTAGTGTGCAGAATGTTGGTGGAGCCCCGTCAATTGTTGACCCTGGTCGGAGGCTTGGCGGCCCGCTGGTTAATCCATTGTCTACTCCGCAGACAGAATCTGAAGCAGCAGCCCAGCGTGCAGCTGCTGAAGCTGCGGCTAGGGCTGCTGCTACCTCTCAGGCTGAAGCCGCTGCGGCAGCGCCAGATGCGCTTGCTGATATCGCAGACTTCAGGACAAACATTCAAGGTCTTTTGGATGCGCCTGGGTTCGATACGATTTATGGGGCCAGCAGGATACTAAGTCCTACTTCATACATTCCGGGGACAAATGCATCTGATGCGGATGTGCGACTGACTCAGTTGGATGCTACTTCATTTGGCATTGCAATCCAGAAAATGCGCGGGCTCGGTGGGCTTTCTGAGGCTGAAGGTAAAAAGGTGAGTGCGGCATATACGCGAGCAACAAATCCAAGGCAGTCAGAGAAATCTGCAAAGGCTGCATGGGAAGAGGTGCTTACCAAGCTGAATGAAGCTGAGAATAGGATTAAGCAGAAGGCCGGATTGCCAGTGTCTCCTAGCGGGAATGTCGGGAATGCATCGAATGCTGCCCCAGCAGCGCCTATGATCGGAACGGTTCAAGGTGGATATCGGTTCAAGGGCGGCAACCCGGCGTCTCCTGCTAGCTGGGAAAAGGTGAGCCCCTAATGGCCGCCCCTTGGGAACAATACCAACAGGCCGATGGGCCGTGGGCTGCCTATCAGCCAGTTGCGCCAGCAAAATCTGGAAACTTCCTTGACCGCATGGATTCGGCACTAGGATTTGGCGGGACGCAGGGCACTACGGAACTAGACAAATGGAAGAATGCTGCGGCTAATGTCGGTAGCGCGATTGGACGCCCTCTGGCTCAGGCTATTGCAGCCCCTGGGAACATGGTCGCGGATTTTGGCCTTGGGTTGGCTGACTTGGCGCAGAAAGGGATTAGCAAACTTAAGCCTAAAACCCTGTCTGATCTGGTAGTTGGAAACCAGCCAAAGCCGTTCCAATCATTTAGCGACCGCTTCAATGCATCGCTTGATTCTGTCACTCGCCCGCCTGAAACCACAGGCGGAAGGGTAGCAGAAGGGCTTAATAGCATGATAATGGGCGCTGCTTTGCCATCTCCTAAGTTCAATATTGGCAACGTCCCTGAGAACTTTGTAAATCCTACGCCTGACATGGTGCGGGAAATGACATTACAGCGTAGTCAAGATGCAGGTTACGTTGTCCCCCCTTCCACAACTAACCCCAGCGGACTTAATCGTATTCTGGAATCGTTTGGAGGAAAAATTGCCACCGAGCAGGATGCGTCGACTAGAAACATGTCGGTCACGAATGCGCTTGTCCGCAAAGCCCTTGGGCTACCTGACGGGGCTGATCTTTCTGCCGCCCAGATGCAGGCTCTTCGATCTACTGCCGGGAACGACTACAAGGCTATTCGCGGAGCTGGGAATATAGTCGCAACAGACAAATTCAAAGATGCGCTGGATAATGTCGTTGCTCCGTTTGTAAACGCGAACAAAGATTTCCCCGGGCTTGTCGATAATAACGTGGTAAAGATTGCCGACGCGCTTCGTAAGGAATCATTTGATTCAGCCTCTGCTGTTGATGCAATAGCAGTCCTTCGCGGGATGGCTGACAAGGCTTATGGATCTCAGGATAAAGCATCTGGAAAGGCTTTCAAAGAAATGGCTAGTGCGTTGGAAAACGTCATTGAAGAAAATCTTTCCAAGAATCCTGATTCTGCCGGAATGCTTGATAAGTTCCGCGAAGCACGCAAACTGATCGCGCAAACCTACTCCGTGGAAAAGGCGCTAAACCCTGCATCTGGAAACGTATCAGCAGTGAAGCTCGGCCAGCAACTGACAAGGGGCAAGCCTTTGGATGGGCCGCTAGCAGCTGCTGGGAGTTTCGGCCAGGCATTTCCAAAGGCTGCGCGGGAAATCGCAGACAGCGGATCGGTGCGCAATACTGACGTGATTCTTGGCGGAGCCACGGCAGCGCTGGCTAGGGAGCCGTCTTACTTGCTATACCCATTTGCAAGACAAGGGGCGCGTGAGTTGTGGTGTGCAAAG